TACATTTTGATAGTATCGGCAGAGACTGTAAATGATCAGACTCTTACCGCTTGCGGTCGGTGACAGAAGAACACAACGAGATTTGTTTATGGCATGACAGAATGCATCTACTTGATGGTCGTGTGGTTCAAGTGGTTGGCCTCCTGCCGTTGGATTGAGACTCTTGATGTAGTTCTTGGCCTTTTCGCAATTAATTTTGATTTCGGGACTCGCTAGCAGCGAATCTACCTCCATCGTGTATCCACGCTGTTGCGAGAATGAGGCAAGATATTCAATTAGTCCCGCAGGAAGAAGTCCCGAGTGTGCGTTGAATAGCCTGATTTTACCATCCCAGTACTTGTTCTTAAAGGCAGGAGTGAACTTAGCACCTGGAACATCATATGTGAAATAGTCTTGTAATTCATATGCGATTCCATTGTCTGCAAGGACACGGATAAACGCAGAGTTTACATGACGAACACCTATCACATTCATTCATTCGTATTTAGGTCACACCAGACATGAACTTACGCCACTCAATGGCGTTACGAATGACCCATTGACGATTGTTGATTCCCTTGAGAATAGAATCTAGGTAGTCAACTTTTTGTTTTTGCATGTCAATTTTCGTTTGTATCTTGATCAAATCAGCATCTGAATCAAGATAGACATCCATGTCTTGCCGAAGAATTCTGTGGTCAAATTGCTCCCAACCCAAAGCGGTAAGTTCATCCTTTGACATCTTACCCGAATAGTACTCCCATTTCTGTCTTCGAAGGATTTTGTAATCAGCCTCATGCTTTCTTAGTATGAGAGATTCGTCGTGGAAAATATTGAGATACTTTCCATGCAGTTGAGGAATTCGAACGGATTCATCTGCAAGTTCAGTTCCGTCCATTTTCAGGTCGGTTTCGGCCATTTCACGGATTCTTTCAATATTCATTTGCGTAAATTGTATCCTCAAATCCTGAAATGTCAATACATAATAATATGAGAGTTTATGGAATAGATTATTCTATGACTTCTCCAGCCATTTGTTTATTTGATGGCGAGGAGTGGTCTGTAAGATACTTGACTTCAACTTCACGACATGTGAGAGAATATCAATTCCAAACTCCAATGGGCAAGATAAGTATAACAGGAGATCCACACAAAGAGTTGTGGAAAACCCAAGAGCATAGGTTTCATGATATTTCAGAATGGGCGATGGCTTGTATTGATGATGTTCATGCTAAGATTGTAATAGAAGATTATGCTATGGGATCTAAAGGTAAAGTTTTCCATATAGCAGAAAATTGTGGATTGTTAAAATACAAGTTATGGAGTGAGGGGTTTAAGTTTGAAACAATCGCACCCACATCACTCAAAAAATTTGCCACAGGCAAAGGAAATTCAAACAAAGACATCATGCATGCTCACTTCATTAAAGACACAGGGGTCGATCTCATGAAAGAGATGACCCCTAATGCCAAGGACTGTATCAGTCCAGTTTCAGATGTTGTTGATTCGTTTTACTTAGCCAGATGGGCTAATCACATGATCAAAGACCTTGGGGCGTAAATGTTGGGGAAAGCCTTTTCGATCATTTCCTTGTCGATACCATACGAATACTTGAAGGAACCTTCGAACATAGATTTCAGCATTTCCGTTTCCTTTTTGGAAATGGATTCAAGGATCTGAATCAAGATTTCATCCTTTCTTTTTGCAGAAAGGTTGTATTCTTCTTTGAAAATGTAAAGTCTTCGAACTTCAGACCAGAGCGAAGATGGGGCTAATCCATCGGGACTGCCATCTTCGGTGAAGTCTGGTAAGTTCTTTCTATACCAAGCGGTTCCGTCGAATGCATACTTCAACAGTTCTCGCATGGCTACTGTATTATTTGCTTGAAGACCACGAATAATATCTTGCGGTCCTTTGGCCTTGTTCTTAATATCAATCAGGATCTCTGCAATAGTTAAATTCGCTGACATGTTTAAAACTCCTGTAAGTGTTCAATGAGCAACCGCATATTGTTTTCTATCATATACGGCAGTATTTTCGACCGATTGCCCTCAGCGGGGATTTCGAATTCACGCATGATTTCGTTTTCAAGTCTGATTGGAATTCGTGAAAAATCGATCATAGTCTTGTTGCGTTCGTAATTACGAAGCATTTCATCTGTGCAGAAAGTATTTAGTGGAACTTTAGACCACTCTGAGATTTTCTTCTCGTAGAGAGACTTTTGTCTGCGCCCGTCCACAAAAACGGTATCGTCCGATAAAAAATTAGGAACTCCATCTCCACTATCGCCCTTCATGATGTGTCGGACTAGTTCTTCTTTCGGGTTTTCGCAAACAATGAATTGTTTAGTGCGAGGACACCATTGCTCGACATTCGGTAGGTATTGTAACTGAAAGAAATCATGATCTGACGAAACAATGAGATGCTTCCCTTCAAGGTTTTTTGAAAGGATGGCAATAATATCGTCCCCCTCACATGAGTCAATTTCCATAAGTTTGTATGGAAAATTTTCTTTCATCTCGTTCTTGATTTGTCGTAAAATGTCCCAAAGAGCATCCCAATTGATTTCAGATGCTTCTCGGTCTTTCTTCCTATTCGCCTTGTATTGAGGGAACAGTTCCTTTCGCCAAGAACGAATGCGGGAGTCATAACACAAAACTGGTTCGCCGTATTCACTTGAGAACTTGAGTCTGATAAGTCTAACGCTATTCACTACCATATGACGAATGAGACCAATATCCATATTGGGCTTGCCCTTAGACTCAGCCATCAAGTTGGCAATAGTGATTTGATTCATGTCCAAAAGGATCATACCGAACAGTATACAGTCAAAAACTTTAGTTGTCAAGACTTGACAACGATTAAATATGGCTGTATATTATGCGAAAGCCCAATTTGGATGTTGGGCTATCGTAAATTTGCAAGATAGAAAATAGGATAGAAAATGTCTAAGAATCATCAGGGCGTTAGTGTTCAGAAGGTTTATGTTCATTCACTGGATAAGGTTGCGACTGTTCGCAAGGTGGAAGAGGATCCTGTTTGGGGAACACAGTATTTCGTTAGTACTTACTCCCGAGAATGGGGACCGGAATTCTTTTGGGTGAAGAGTAGTGATGCACAGCCTATGGCAACCCTTAAGGGAAGTTCGTCAAATTCTGATTCAGATGTTGACTAAATACAAGTAGTACTATGCCATTCTATGACTACATTTGTAGGGCTTGCAACCATGAATTCGAAGAGATGCTTCGTATTGATGATCGCAAGAAGCCAACCAAAAAGCCTTGTGAAAAATGTGGTCAAAAGAAGGTAGAACAGATAATTAAAGAGGCTCCATCTGCTTGCGACCCTATTCGGGTTGGCAGCGTAGGCAAGGTGGATAATGGCTTCAGAGAAGTACTATCTAAAATAAAGAAAGCGCATCCACGCCACAAAATGCGTGATTACTAGTAATGAAGTTGAATTCAGTCGAATTAGAGGGTAAGGGTAGATACTATCAATCCCCAACAACACTTCGTTGGTATCCATCGGTTACCACAGTTGTCAACCATGAAATGGAAGATTTTTGGCGTGAGTGGAGGAAAAATCCACAAAATCTTGCCAATTCGAAAAAGGCATTAGCGAGAGGTAATCGTCTACATCAAGTGATGGAAGATTATCTTGGTGAAAATAAAACAATACCAACTGATCCATTCGATAGGATGAAGTTTGATCTGCTGAAGCCTTGTTTGGACAAAATAGGCAAGATTCGTGCAATTGAAACTTCAATGTGGTCAGATAAAATTTTACTTGCGGGAAGAGTAGACTGTATTGCTGAATACGATGGCAAGTTGGCTGTAGTAGATTTTAAAACCGCAGGCAAAGACAAGAGTAAAGATCAGATTCTCAATTATTTTCATCAGACAACTGCATATGCATACATGTGGAATCAAAACTACGATCAAGATGATTTGATTGAGAGAGTTGTCATTTTGATCGTTACGGACGATGGTACAATACAAGAATTCGTTGAGGATCCATCTGACTATAAAAAGTCAATGTTCGATGTTATAAAGACTTACTGGGATAAATATTCATTCAGAGAAGTACAGGAGATAGCAAATGAAATTCATCAAGCGACTATTCAGTTCGGATGAAGTGTTGCCGCCAGCA